GGGACGATTACGTCGCCATCGAGCGTCTTGACGTCCTTGGTCGGAGCAAGCGGATCGCGGCCGAACCCCAGAAGCTCGTTTGCAAGCAGCGGCTGTTCTTCGTCCAGCGTGGTCGAGGCATAGGGAACCCGCCGATATCCGCTGACCGGCGCGGTCCCGTAGGTGGTTTCAAAGGCGAGGGCCAGAGAGGTATCCGCCCCTTGATTGCGTGCCATGACGTGTCTCCTAAGTCAGGGGGTTTGGGGTGGCGTAGTGCAGCACGATCGGGATCGTGGCAGCGCGGATCGTGTCTGCGCCCTCCACGGGCAGGTCGGTCAGGTCAGGGGCCATGGGCTCGATCCAGTCGCACCGGCCACCGAGCGTGCGGTCGAATACAAGGGCCTGCCCGATCTGGATCTTCAGCTGGTCGAACAGCGCCTCGCGCTGCGGACCGCCGACAAAGAGTTCGAGCACGGCCTCGTGCTCGTAGTGATACATGAGCGGCGACATGGTGACCTCGGGCTCACCCGGGTTGCCGTCGCGCAGGATAACCAGGCCATCCCGGGGCAGTTCGATCGGCAGAACCTCGTTGCGCTCGACCACGACACCAAACGGCAGGGCGCTGCGGACGACCGCGACCAGCGCCGTCATGATCTCGTGAATGGTGCTGGCTGGCATCAGTCTTTCCACCCTTGGACGATCCGTCCCGGGATCGACGCGCCGATCCGCTCGGCCGCGCCCAGCAAGTCGAGCCGCTTCGCAAGCCGGACCTGCGGCACGAGGAAGAACACCACGACCGTCTGCGCTCCGGTCAGGATCCCGTCGCTTCGGCGCTTGCCGCGTTTCTGCTGGGCCAACCCTCGCGAATTTAGCCGCGCATCATCTGCCACGAGCATCGCCGTGCGGTTTTTCCGATATACAAACCGCAGGCGCATGCCCGTGCGGGCTTCCCACTCGCCCGGCGTGATCCTGCCACCACGCTGGCCTCGGCCAGCAGCAGGCGTCGGGATTGCCAGCCAGAAGCCGTTGCGAGACCGGATGACACCACCATCCTCGAACGCCTTGGTGATCTTGGGCGCATTGGTCCAGACCAGCGCGGCAGCGTTCATGCTCTCTGTCCCCTTGGGATAGCTGTCGGAGCGAATCGCGTTGCTCAGCCTGGAACCGAGGCCCGCAGCGGCCACCTGCGCCCGCCAGTCCCGCTTGAGGTCAGCCGCGACCGCGCGCATGGTGCTGGTGACAGCCTTCTCGCCGGCAAGGTATTCCTTCTCCATCGCAGCAACGATGTCGCCGATGATCGTGGCCTTGAACCGCATCAGACTTCCCGCAGATCGACAGACCAGATTAGCCGCCGGCTGTCGCGCGACGGCCGGCCCTGAACCTGGTAGTACGCACCATTGATGACAAAGCGGTCTTGAGCCGACATTTCGGGCACCTCGGCCACCCTCACGTCCATGGTCATTCCCGGCTGGCTCAGCTGAGCCGCGCCGAACTCGCGGATGGTGTCAGGCGAGCGAGTGACAGCCCGCACCGGCTGCCCGGGCGGCACGCCAAGCGGAAGCCAAAGCACCTCCGCCGCCATGTTCGGATCTGCAAAGATCGCATCGATGGCGGCGGAGAAGACGGTCATCAGTTGACCGCCCCGCCATTCAGGCGAACCCGGCCGACGGTCTCGCCGGCACCGGACCCGACAGCGACCACGGCCACGCCGATGACCTTGAGCGAGCCAGCCGTCGTCGTGCAGCGGTTGTTCGCCGCGTCCCAATAGATCAGCGCGCCGACCGTCCAGGCTTGGCTGCCAACCTTGGGCAGATCGTAGACGCCCCCAAGCGCGATATTGAGGGGGGCACCGTTCAAGGCCGAGTTGACCGCAACGCCAAAGAGGGAACCGACCAGGACGCCAGCCCCGGAAGCGGTGTCAGCAGGGGCCGGGACACTGATGATGTCGCCGGTTTGAACGAAGTTCTTCATTTCATCGCCTCATGGATGAAGGGGAGTAGGAAGGCAGGGCGGCTCATCCGCCCCGCCGATGGATCACGCGCCCGCGTTGCGGTAGCCGCCGCGCCAGTCGATCGCGCCGCAACCGAAGTCGTGCTCCAGCGTCATCGACGTGCCCTGCGTGCCGAAGATTTCCTCGATCCGGAACCGCGGCGCGGTGTAGCCGTCCAGAAGGCCCCATTCGAAGCAGGGGGCCACGTCGGGCGAGGCGAAGACATACCAGGCATTGCCGGTGATCTTGGCCGTGACGGCAAGCTCCATCTGGCCCGAGAACGGGTTGATGTTGCCTGCCTGCTGCGCCTGGATTGGGGCCAGCAGCTGCTGCGCCTCGGTCTGCTTGTCCGGCCCGGTCAAGAGGACGGCGGCGGGCAGTTCCAGATCGGCACCATCCAGGCTCTTGCGCTTCATCAGCGCCGCGCGGGCCAGGCTGATCGAAGGGACGGTGATGGCCGCAGCCGTCCCGGCCAGCGAGCCGTCCGTCGTGTTGAACACGGCGCGGCCCGTTTCCAGGAGCGTCGGACCGGCGCCCGAGGCGCTGAGCATCATCGCATAGAAGGTCGCATCCTCGAACCGGGCCACGGCCATGCCGCGATCGTTCAGGATCTGCTGCAGACCCGACAGGTTGTCATTGACCAGCATCTGCCGCGACAGGTTCACCCGCACACCGTAAGCAACAACGCGCGTCCGCTCGCGCGATTCCCGGAACGACCCGGCCTTGATCTCGCCCGCTTCCTGATCGACCGGCTGCAGCGTCGGGAAGTCGCCGACGCGCACCGTCGAATGGTCGCGGAAGTCCTGATAGGACCGCTGGCGCGCGATCATCCGGTAGGTCGGCGCCTGCATCGCATAGCGCGAGGCCAGCGCCCGGTTCATCGCATTCTCGAACAGCAGCGGAAAGTCGCTGGTCGAATGGAAGGCCCGGCGCAGCATCCCCTCGCGATCGCCCATCGTCATCGGGATCCGGCGTTCGCCCAGCCGTTCAGCCGCCAGTTCGATCAGCGCCATGCCGTGGAAGTTGCGGCCCAGTTCATTGGGCTGTGCGCCCGTCAGGCCCGAGACAAGCGCCTCTTCCATGCCGCGGCGGCGGGTTTCCGTTTCGTCCATGCGCGACCCTGCCAGGACAGGCTCCGACCGACCGGTGGCCGGGGCCGTCTGGGCCGCCAGATGGTCAAGGATAGCGGCGCGCGCGGCTTCGATCGTGATACCGTCCGCGACCATCTGCGCGGCCCGGTCCGCCAAGCCGTGGCGCTGGCAGAGGGTCAGGATGGCGGCGGTGCGCTGCCGCTCGGCTGCGACCGGATCAACGGCCGCAGGTGCGGGCGGGGCCTGCGGCGCGGGCGCCACGGCCGATGCGGCGCGGGTTTCGGTGGATGCGACAGTCTCTTGGCCTGCCGCTGCCGGGTTGTCTTGGGGCATCTGGATCTCCTGGATGCGATGAACCGCATGCGCGGCAGGGCTTGCATCGACAAGGACGCAAGGGGTGGTTGCAGGACCGGGGCCGAGGCTCCGGACATGCGCACCGGCATCGGCGCCAATGGCGACGGCCGAGATTTCAAGAGGTTCCCACTCGATGGCGCGGTAATGGGGCTTCTTGCCCTCTTCGCGGGTGATTTCGTACTTCCGCACGCGATAGCCGACCGAGACACTGCGAATGATTCCGTTCGTGATGTCGCGCCAGATCGGCTCCACATCATCGCGATCGGAAAAGCGGATGGTGGCAAAACCCTGCCCGTTTTCCACCCGGGCCGATCCGTCGACCACGACGCCAAGCACCGCCTCAAGGTTGTAGGAGTTGTGCGAGTTCAGGAATGGTGCACCGCTGTTCAGCCGGGCCATGTCCACAGCTTCCGGCGTGACCTTGAGGCTTTCCTCGATTTCGCCATCGGTCCAGGACCAGCGGCGTACCGTGGCGCCCGTAGTCCACACGATCTCCACTGTCCGTGCACTTTGATCCGCGCTTTCGGCGCGCACCATCGCATCCCGCCCGATGATGGGCAGGTTGATCAGATCTTTCGGCATGTCATGCCCTCTAGTTGTTGCTGCTGTCTTCAGGCAGGGTCGGCTGCCCCTGTCCGCCCCGGCTGACCCGGCGGGGATCGGTGTCGAACACCAGCCCCAGCGCATCGGCCTTTGCCAGGAACGCTGCCTGTTCATCAAGGATCGCGTCAGGATCGTAACCCCGCTTGGCAATCATCTGGGGCATACTGCAGAACCCGGATCTCACATCGATCAGGTCTGCATTGGCGTCCTGCAACGGATTGACGCTTTCGAAGCTTGGTGGATCCCACTCGACCGGCACATTATCCAGCGATATCTGGCCGGCCAACTGTGCAGACTCGACGAACCATTCCCAAACGGGCTGGCAGAACATCGGAATGACGATCTGCCACTGCATCATGTCGATCATCCGCCGGAATTCGTTCAGGCCGACCCGGCTTGATGCGAAATTGCTCTGGCTGAGATCACCGGTCAGCAGCGCATATGGCACCCTGAATCCTGCCGATACGATGGTCCCCTGCACGCGCATCCACTCGTAGAGACCACCTGAACCTGTTGGTTGGTTGAACTTGATATCCTGTGCACCGTTTGCATAGGCGATCATGCCGGGCTCGAACTGTTCGGCCTGGCTGCCGTCGCTGCGCTGGACCTTGGGCGCGATCGGAGTGTCACTGTCACCGCCAATCACGATGCCCACAAGGCAGGCCTCGGTCTTCTTCCGGACCAGCTCGGCGACTTGCCAGTCATCCATGTCACGCAACGTCCGCATGACGGGGGCCGCCCACGGCACGCCACGGTTCTGCAGACGCTGGCGCTCGAACATATGCGCTACCTGGGCGGCAGGCACACGCACGCTTTGCGTCCTGTCGGACAAGGTCCGGTTCAGGCTGCCTGGATGATCCGGCAGCAGCCAGTAGGCGACGCGTCGCCCATCAGCGTCGTATTCGATCCCCTGTATGATCCTGCGCGCGCCATTACCCGTCTCAAGCTTTGCGTCATCGAGGTGATCCGCTTCCTTGAGCTGGATCTGTAGCGGCACTGTCATGCCCCGCCCGTGCTGGCGCAGGCTGATCACTTCGCCCCCTTCGATCATCTGGCGCACAGCGAGGCTCTGCAGCCCATAGAAGTCGGTCAACCCGTAGAAATCACAGCGCGTCGACCATTCGGCAAAGAGGGCGTTGATCCGCTTGTTGACGTCCGGATCTGGGGTTGTGGCGCGCGGGCGGATACCTGCACCCACCATGCTCGAAACAAGCACCTGCACGGCATTGGCCGCGATCGGGTTGTTCCGCACCAAATCACGCGACCGGGCGCGCAACAGCGGCGCTGCCTTGCCCACTTCAGTGTCTGCATCCGAACCGCTGACGTTCCAGTTCTCTGTGCCCCGACCCCGGCTGGCACCGTAATAGTCGCGGGCGCTGAAGCGACGCATGTTTTCCAGCGACATGCGCGCAGCAACGCGCTCGGCCGCCCATCTCGGGGCGAACCCTTCAAGGATGCGGTCGATGATGCCGGGCTTGCTTGCCATCGCTCAGCCTCTGCCGAACGTGGTAAAGTTGCTCATGGTTTGGGGCGATCCGGATTCGGCCTTTAATTTTTGGCGCAGCCATTTGATCCGCTGCAATAGATCGGGGCTGTAGCGCACTTCAGACCCGTCACTCAGGCGTACAGACGTAGTGCCGCCCGCATAGAGTGATTCCAGCTTGTGAAGGTCGTTCCAACTGGGCCCCATCAGAACCATTCCTTCTTCGAAGACCCGAACCAGGTGTTGGCGGGCTTTGTTACGGTTTCCGCTGCCTCCGGCTGCCGGGTCACTGCAGGCTGACCAGCCACGGATACGGCGCTATCGAACAGGTCGGGCTGCTCATCGGGCGGGGTGATCGACCGTTCGGCTTCCAGCTCGGACCATTGGTCTGCCGTCAACGCGGTCCAGCCCTTACGCCGCGCCGCCGCCTCGGCATACAGCATCGTGTCCAGCCCCTCGTTTCGCCGGGTCGGTTCGGCCAGTTCCCAGACGCTGGTGACCACGCCCGTCCGGCCGCGCTTGAGCACGCGTACTTCCGAGGTGATCTGGCGGAAGTATTCGTCCCCCAGGCCTGCCGCGATCTCGACATAGCCACGCTCGAGCGGATCGTCCTTCGCCAGCCAGGCGTAAAAATCCGCCTTCAGCTGCGAAACGTTCAGCATGAACGCGCGCTTCTGGGCCCGTTTCGCCTGCCCGTCCGTCCGCCGTTCGAATTTCATGGGCATCAGGACAGGGCCCATCTGGCTTGATGCGCCCTTGACCAGGATTACCCGCGACCACGGGTGGCGCTTGGCGAAGGCCCAGACGTCTTCCGTGAATGTGCCGACATCGATCGCCATCATGTCGATCGGCAGGCGCAGGCCCTTCTCCGTGCGCCAGGTCGCCTTGAGCACCGCATC